AGGGTGATTAAGCGGGAAGCTCTCGAAAAGAGAGTCCTTGGTCCACAGGCAGATGCAGAAGCGCGAGAGGGCCCAGTAAGCGAGGAAGAACTAAATTACCTCACAAAACACTTACTAGCCAATCTTCAGCGTTATGATCCGTTGTCTGAGGAGGCGATACTCCAACGAGTAAAGCCCGCCAAGGTCCCAATTCTTAGTTTGTGCGATGACGGTTTGGATGTTCAGCATTCAGACTATCAGTGCATCGAAGCCTTCGTAAAGAAGGAATCCTATCACGGCGATGGAGCGATGAAGGACCCACGACCAATTCAGCCTTTGGCAACAGCCATCGAGAAGGCAGGCTACCGCTACGCATACCCGCTTCAGGATGCTCTCCATGAAGCTCCCTGGTTTGCTTTCGGCCGCTCGCCCGCGGAGTTGGCGCAACACATTGCGGAGATCACATATGATCCAGCTGAAGGGCTCGCTGGATACGAGACAGACTATAGTAGATTTGATGGTACCATCTCCAAGAACTGTCGTAGGTTGGAGGCCAAGATCTACAGGGAATACTTCGCTACAGCACTCCGTTCACGGGGTGAGGTGGCGTTGCTCAATAAGTTTCTCAAGTATAGTCAGAATTTGCGTTGGAGAGGTTTCAACAAGTGGAAGACTACAGGCACTGCCCGTGCCTCTGGTTCACCTGACACTTGCCTCATGAACAGCTTTATCAATGCTGCTGTGGCTGTATGTGCGTTTGGCCCCAGCGTGTTGGATACGGCAGTGTTCGGCGGAGATGACGGTTTTCTCGTGGCCAAGAAGGGAATGGCGGAGCACTACCACGAAGTGGCTCGCCGATTCGGCCTTAACTTGGAGGTTAGGGAGGTGCGTCCTGACCAGCGGTTCAGTTTCCTTTCACGCTGGTTCACTTGGGGAGCGATGGATTCTTGTGCTGACGTAGAGCGGTGCCTGGCAAAGATAGGCTCCGTCAGCACGGCTGGAAATGTAGCCCCAGACGAGAAGTTCCTCATGAAGCTGAGGTCAATCGCGGTCGACGACTTCGAAACCCCAGGCATTCATGAGTACCTGTTAAAGCACGGCATAGAGGCAAGACCTGGTGCCGAGAGCGCCATCTATCGCCCATGGTTGCCATCCTTCTTCGGAGGGTGGCCCAACAACCGGCAAGCATGGATGGACGAGATTGCCGCGCCCGCCTTGGCGCGGTTC